CATTTAAAAAGAAACAAAGTGCTATGCAAGAATTTAAAAGTTCAATAGCAGATTTAGGTGCAAAAATACCTAAAGGTGTTAAAAAAGCTGGACTTTATGGATTAGGAGCTGTTGGAATATATTATGGAGCTAAAGCTGCTATGCATGCTTCTGTTTTAAAAACAGATGATCCAAGATATAAGGCTATGAGAAAAAGTGGACTTTTAGATGATAAGGCACATAAAAAACAATTAGCTTATTGGAGGAAAAGAAATGCCCAAAGTAGGTAAAAAAAAATTCAGTTATACTAAAAAAGGTAAAGCTGCAGCAAAAAAATATGCAAAAAAGAAAGGTAAAAAGGTAAAATACTAATGGCTAAATCTAACTTTATGAAAAGTCTAAAATCTTGGACTACACCAGCATTTTCAGAAAGAACGTTAATGAAAGGTGCGTGGAAAGTAGGAAAAGGAGCTTTTAAATTTGCCTGGAGACGACCTGCATTAACAGCAATAGCTAGTTATGCAGTAACTAGACCTTATGCTAAATATAAAAGAGGAAAAGCTAGAAGATGGGGTTCAGGACCTACAGCTGGTAGACTGATAATGTCTAGAGGTAAGTGGTTAGGATAATGCTAGAAGATAAAACATACGAAAACGAAATAGATAACACAAATCATGGTGGAAAGCGAGAAGGTGCAGGTAGACCTTTAGGTTCCAAAAGCAAGAAACCATGGAAAGGTTTGATAGAGTTAGCAGAAAAATACAATTTATCTCCTTTGGATTATTTATTATCTGTGTTAAACAATCCTATGAGTTCACCTGACAGAAAAATGTATGCAGCAGAAAAAGCTGCACCTTACATTCATCCAAGGTTAGCATCTTCAACAACAAAATTAGGAACCGATGAACCAATCGGTTCGGAAAATCCGTACTATCAATTAACGAATTAATTAAAACAGCAACAGCTAAACCTAGGAGTCTATGTGCATTTATAGCTCCAACATATCGTCAAGGTAAATCTATTGCTTGGGAATATTTAAAATTTTACACAAAGCCACTTATGTATTTAGGTGGAAATAGAAACGAAACAGAATTAAGAATAGATCTTTTTAACGGATCAAGAATTCAAATATTTGGTGCAGATAATCCAGATTCAATCCGAGGTATGGGATTTGATGCAGTTGTGCTGGATGAATATGCAATTATGTCTCCAAGAGTATGGACTGAAATAATTCGTCCTGCTATATCTGATAAATTAGGATGGGTATTATTTATCGGAACTCCAATGGGACATAATCAATTCTGGGAGATATATGACTTTGCTTTAAGAGGACATAAAGATTGGTATGCAAAGTTATATAGAGCTTCCGAAACCAAAGTGATTCCAGTTGAGGAGCTGGCACAGGCACGTGCCATTATGACTGAAGAACAATACGAACAAGAGTTCGAATGTTCTTTTACTGCAGCAGTCTCAGGCAGTTATTATGGAAGAATAGTAACTAAACTCGATAATAATGGGAATATCGGAGTCGTGCCTGTGGATGAAAATGTAGGTGTGGAAACATGGTGGGATTTGGGGATAGGAGATTCGACTGCTATCTGGTTTGTCCAAAGAATTGGTAATGAAATACATGTTGTAGATTATTACGAAACCTCTGGAGAATCATTAGCTCATTATGCAGATATTCTTGAGGATAAAGAATACGCATATAGTCGACATGTGGCACCTCATGATATAATGGCACGTGAATTAGGAACAGGTAAGTCTAGACTAGAAGTAGCAAACGAATTAGGAATAGATTTTGAAGTAGCTCCTAAATTAGAAGTAGATCATGGAATAGAATCTGTAAGAAATTATTTACCACATTGTTATTTTGATAGAGAAAAATGTAAAACAGGATTAGATGCTTTAAGACAATATCGAAAACAATGGGATGACAAGAACCAGGTTTTTAAGAATAAACCCTTACATGACTGGTGCTCACACGCAGCTGATGCCTTTAGGTATGGATGCGTACATGATCCAATAGATACAAGTGAATGGAATAAACCAATTAATGTGGACACAAAATATATAGTATGAAATCAAAACAAGAAATATTATCAGTATTAAATAGAGAAATTAGCAATGCATCAGGATTTATTGGTGGAGAGTTAGTAGCTAGAAGAAAAAAATCATTAGAATATTATTTAGGAATGCCTCTTGGTAACGAACAAGAAGGGCGTTCACAAGTTATATCTAATGATGTTCTTGATACTATAGAAAGTTTAATGCCATCTTTAATTGCGAAGGAGTTGGACCTGAAGATGATGAAATGGCTAGACAATGTTCTGACTATTTGAATTATATTTTTTATAAAGAGAACAAAGGATTCGTAGCCCTATACTCTGCATTTAAAGATGCATTAATACAGAAAAATGGAATTTTAAAAATTTATTGGGATGATTCTAATAAAACTGAAAGAGAAGAATATACAAGATTAACAGATGATGAGTTTGCTGATCTTATATCAGATCCTGAAGTTAAAGTTAAAAATCATACAGAATTTGAAGAACCAATTTTAGACGAAGATGGAAAAGAATTAGACAAAGCTAATTACCACGATTGTGTAATTAATAGAACAAGATTATATGGACAAGTTCGAATTGAACCAGTTCCTCCTGAAGAATTTTTAATTGAAAGACGAGTTAAAGATATTGATTCAGCTAACTTTGTAGCTCATAGAACAAATAAAACTAGATCAGAATTAGTTGAAATGGGTTATGATAAAGATTTAGTTGAAGGTTTACCAACAGGTGATTCAGATTATACAAGAGAAGATAAATTTGTTAGACATCAAAATATAGATTTTTCTCATGGACTACAAGATGGAGATAAAAGTAGTTCAGATATTTTAATCCATGAGTGTTATGTAAGAATGGATGTTAATGAAGATGGTAAATCAGAATTAGTAAAATTTCTTTTAGCTGGTGATGGTACTCATACAATATTAGATATGGAAGAAGTAGATACTATTCCATTTGTATCTATGACTCCAGTTATTATGCCACACAGATTTCATGGAAGATCTGTATCAGAATTAGTAGAGGATATACAGTTAATTAAATCTACAGTAATGAGACAAATGTTAGATAATATGTATCTAACAAATAATAATCGTGTAGCAATACAAGATGGTCAAGTTGCTATGGATGATTTATTAACTAATAGACCTGGTGGAATAGTAAGAACTAAACAACCACCTCAAAATGTAATGATGTCTCTACCGATGCAACCTCTTACAGAACAAGCTACAGCAATGTTGGGTTATCTCGATTCTGTTAAAGAATCAAGAACAGGAATTACGAGACAATCACAAGGGCTAGATGCTAACACTTTAAATAAAACAGCAACTGGACAAAACCAAATCTTAACACAATCGCAAATGAGAATGGAGTTAATTGCCAGAATCTTTGCTGAAACAGGCGTTAAGGATCTAGCCTTAAAAATGTTTGAGTTGGTATGCAAGTATCAACAAAAAGAAAAGATCGTAAGAATCAGAGGTAAGTATATACCTATGAGACCTTACGAATGGAAAGACAGAGTTAATGTTACAGTCCAAGTTGGATTAGGAACTGGATCTAAAGAGCAACAATTAATTCTCTTAAATGCTATATTAGAAAGACAAATGCAGGCAATAAACTTACAACAAAATGCATTTGGTCCTATGGTAAACCTTAGAAATATATATAATACATTAAAGAAATTGATTGAAAATGCAGGTCTAAATGGTGTAGAACCATACTTTATGGATCCAGATGTTGGTGCAGCACAAATGCCTCAACTTCCTCCTAAACCACCTTCTGAGTTTGAGAAAGTTACACTTGCTCAAGTTCAAGGTGAAAACCAAAGAGCTACTTTAAAAGCTGAAGTAGAAATAAAACGTATTGAAGGTCAAATGAGACAGAACCTTTTAGACTTTGAATTAAAGATAAAAGAAATTGAACTTAAATATGGATCCAAAATAGATGAGTTAGAATTGAAACGTAGATCTATGTTAGAACAAGAAGATCTTAAAAAATCTGGAGATCTAATGAAAGAAATAGTAAAAGGTCAACAACAATTCTTTAACGAAGATAATACAAATGGACAAGGACAAACAAATACGCCAGGGCAAACGAGCAGAACAGCTCCTAAATGATCCCCTGCTAAAAACAGCATTTGAAGATCTCTTGGAATTATATAAACAAGAGATTTTTAATACAAGTTTCACAGAGAATGATAAACGTACATACCTTTGGGTAGCCTACAATCTAGTAGACAAAATCAAAGGTCATTTACAAAGTATCATGATTAGTGGAAAACTAACTCAAGACGAGTTAGATCAATTAAATAAAAGAAGTTAAGCTAACGCAACTTCAATTACGTCAACCAACAAGAAAGGAACGTTATGGCAGAAGAACAAACTGTTCAAGGTGCAGCTGAAAAAATTTCAGGACTATTGAATCCAAAAGATCAACAAAAAACTGAAACTAAAACAGAAGAACCATCAGAGTCTAAAGAGCCTGAGAAACAGGAAACTAAAGAGAGTCAACCAGCGTCTGAAGGAACTCCTATAGAGACTACTGAAAATACTGAGATCAAAGAACAAACACAAACAGAATTAGAGGAACCAGAACTCCACCGATTAAAAGTACAAGGTCAAGAGCTAGAGGTTACCCTCGATGAGCTGAAAGCAGGTTATTCTAGAGACTCAGATTATAGACAAAAAACTCATACTTTAGGGTTAGAAAAGAGAGATCTTGAAACTCAAAAGCAGAGTTTGCGTCAATCTTATGATACTCGACTATCAGAGTTAAATGACTTAATAGCTACTGCTGATGGATTTGTCAGACAACAGCAAGGTAGTAAAGATCTTCAAAAACTTTGGGAAGAAGATCCTACATCTGCAGCCAAACTGGATTACCAGTTAAGAGAACAAAATAGGCAGATAGAAGGAATGAAAGAAAAAGCTCGTACAGAGTATTCCAAACAATACGAAGATTACCTTGCGACACAAAGAGAGTTAGCAGCAACAAAAATACCAGAGTATAGCGATCCCAATAAAGCTGATACATTTAAATATAATTTACGTACTTCTTTACGTAACTATGGTTTTAATGATCAGGAAATTGGGAATCTTGCCGACCATAGATTTCTTATGGTAGCAAAAGATGCTATGAGCTATCAATCTTTGAAG